GTAGCTCTGCCGCCCTGGGGCGGCACCGCCGGCTGCGCCGCCGCCGAGGATCGCGCCGAATAGCGCGGTAGTCTCCGGGTCGACCTTGAGCGCCCTGCCGGCCGCTTCGCCGATGTCGGCGCCATAGTGTGACGCAACTGTCGGCGCCACAGTGCTGCCGGTAAGCCTGGTCAGCGCGGCGCGGATCGCCTGCAGGGCGGTCGGTGCCGCGGCAATACCGCGGGCGATCGCCGCGCCGCCGCCACCGAGCAGGGCGCTGGCACCACCCTCGAGCAGCTGCCGGGTGGTGCTGGCATCGGCCGGCAGTGGCTCCGCGCCGACCGCGTTGAGCGCCATCGGACCGAGGTAGGGGATCTTGGTCTCAGGAAAGATCCCGGCCCGGGATCCGGCGTTGCCGAGCGCGATCGCCAGGTCGGGGATGCCGGTCACCGCGCCGCCGCCGATCCGCGCTGCGGTGTTGTAGAAGGAATAGGGGTCGCTCGGCGCCGCCGGAGCTGCAGCCGGGGCTGCGGCTGGTGCTGGCGCCGGGGCTGGTGCCGGAGCTGCCGCCGGCTCTGCGGCCGCGGCCGGTGCCGCGGCGCCGTCCCGCAATTGCTTGAACCGCTCGCCCACGGCCTCGTATTCAGGCGTCCCTTTCAGGTGCTGGTTCTCTTGGCCCCATTTCACCAGGTCTTCTATGGTCTCGGCCACAGCTATCTCCCGAATAAGACGGTGCCTTGTTCAACTGTTGTCGACGCCGGCGGCGGCGCTGCCGCTGCCGGTGGTGCAGCCGCTGCGCCACGCCGTCCGCCGGTAGCTGCCGCTGGTGCGGTTCTGTTGCGCACCGCCAATGCCCTGGCTTCGTCGAACGGTATCATCTGCATCAGCGGCGCCAGCACTGCCTTCGACGCAAGGCCGCTGTCGGTCGCGGTTTGGGTGTAGAATTTCTCCTTCTCCACTGCCGCGTTTTTTATTTCGCCCATGTGCTGCTGCATGGTCTTGATGATGTTGACGCGGGTCTGCGAGTCGAGACCTTCGCCAGTGGCCTGGCCGATCAGTGTATTGACCTGCTCCGGCCAACTGCCGATCTGGCCGACCATCTTGGTCTCGCCTTCGCGGACGCCGGTCAGGTCGTCCATCATCTTGATGAAGCCGTAGACGATATCGAGGTCGGCCGCCTTGTTGCCGGTGTAGGCGGACTGCACCGCTGAGTTCCAGGTCACGGCCGTGTTCGCGTAGCGTTTGATCTCCGGCAGCGCGGCGTATTCCTTGCGCAGCTCGATCGCCGAGCCCGGCTGGGTCTCGATCACACGGTCGGCGTTGGGGTCGACTGCCGCTGTCGCCGGATCTGTCGTTGCCGCGGCAGTACCTGCCGGCGCAGCCGTTGGCTGCATCATCCTGACCACCCACGGCGGGATCGGCTCTTTCTGGACGTGTTTGACGACCTGTCGATCGCCAACTTTTTCCACCACGCGCTCGGGTGGCCAGGCGATGCTGACCAACTGCTCGATCTGCGCCGCCTGTGCCGGCGTCGGCGGCAGTCCGCTTTTGGCGAACACTGCCAGTCGCTGCCGCGCCGCGTCCTTGTCCACTTTCGGAGACGCATCGGTCGGTGGCGTAGAGGCGAGCGTGTGGCCCTCGGCCACCGCACCGCCAGGACCAAACAACGGCCGACCAGTGCCTAACTCGGTCTTGAGGTTGTTGGTGGTAACGAGTTTTCCGGTCGGTTGGTTGTCGAGGCCGATTTCGGCGTAGGTGTGCGCGGTCGGCACGCTTTTCTCTTCGCCGGTGCGGAACCGGCCGGTGGTCTGGAACTGCAGCCGGTTCTGTTCTTCGGGGTCGGACGGCACGCCGCTCAAGCCGACGCGGCTCTTGGCATAAACACCTATCGTATCACCGGCGCCCTGGTGTGCCTGCGCCCTGGCGACTGCCTGGTAGAACGGCAGCTCGGCCTTGTAGCGGGCTTCCACCTTCGGATCGACGTACTTCTCTTGGTAGACGGTCGGCGGCAGAAACACCTCACCGAGCGGCGTGTTCGGGTCGTCCGGGTTCGACGGCCCCTGCCGCTCGATCGGGATATTGCGCGTGGTCTCTGGCGGCCCAGCGGTGGCGATCGCGTTTGCCGCGGTGTCGCCGGCGGCGACGGCGGCATCGAACTTGGCTTTGTCCTCGGCCTGCTTCTGTCGCAGCGCGACGATGTGCTCGACCGTCAGCTTTTGATCCAGCGCCGCCTTCGGTGCGCCGGTGATGCTCTTGGCAATGTTAGTTGCCAGGCTGCCCCAGGATGGATCCTGCTGGTAGGTGAGAAATTCCGATCCCATGCTGCCCTCATACGCTCGTAGCTAGTGCGTTGCCGAGGCCCTGGCCGGCAATCTGCGCGCCGGCTTGCGCCAGGCCACCAGCTGCGCCGCCGCTGTATTGTGAAATCTTGATCGGCTCGACCGCCTTGGCGACGTTGTAGGCCGACAGGCCGCCGGCGCGCTCGTTGCCGGCCAACCGGATGTCCTGGCCTGCAGCATTGAAAATGCTATTCGCGCGGTTGGTCAGGCCGTATTGAGATCCACCATAGGACTGCACGTTGGCCAGTGCCGCAATCCGCTTCCTCGCCTCGATCGCCGCCTGCTGGATATGCCCCTGGATCGCCGTCTTCATCTCCTCGGAGCCGTTCTGCTGGCCCGAGAACATGGCAGAGGCGAGCGCGTTCGGATCGCCTTCGGCCTGGTTGGCAAGCTCCTCCGGTGTCAGCGCCTTGGTCAGGCGTGCCGCTTCATCCTCCTGTGCTGCGGTCTGCTTCGGCGCCGCTAGCTCTTCGAGCGAGCCGCTGCGCGCGGCCTCGGCGTTGAGCCGTAACTGCTCGTCACGCTTCAGATACTCTTGGGATTGTCTTCGCTGATAGGCGACCCACTGATCGTTGGCAGCATTTTGCTGCGAGGCCATGTCTTGCTGCTGCTGCATGTTGTACATCGACATGCCGATCGAGAAGCCCAGGCCAATGATCGAAACGGGATCGCACATGGTTTAGCTCGTTACGGTTCCAGATCCAGATTCGCGACCGGTCCGGGCGGCGAGTGCCTTGTTGGCTTGATATTCTCCGACCGCCGGCGCGACCGCGGAGCCCAGGCCAATGGCGATCGGCTTGAACATGTCGCCCAATGCGCCAGGGTTCGGCTGCTGCAATCGCGCATTGCCCGCGGACGTGGCCGCGGTGTTGGCGGCGACGGTCGGGTCTTCGGTGGCGTAGAGCTGATTGTAGGCTTGCTGCTGCTGCGCCGCGATCGACTTGCGTAACTCAGCAGTGTCGGTGTCGGCCTTGGCCTTCAGCGCCGCTTCGTTGACGCCCTGCTGCTCGGTCAGCTTGTTCTGCACAAAGCCGGCAGCACCTGATCGTAACAGTCCGGCTCGCGCCAGGTCCGCCTCGGAGGTGCGCTTGGCCTCGCCGTACTGCTTCTCCAGCTGCGGCAGCGTGTAGTCGAGGCCAGCCTTGCGATACTTCTCATAGAAAGTGTCGCCGAAGTTGTCGTTGCCAAAGATGCTGTCGATCGCCGTCTTGCCCTGGTTCAGTCGGGCCTGGCGCTCGTTCTCTTTGTCGCGGGCTTCCTGGGCGCGCTGCATCTCCAGCTGCACCATTTGATTGTTCGATGGTCCGCTTCCGCCTTTACCGCCCATGTTCTCACCTCATACTTGCGCGTTCGGATCGACCGGCGCTTGCTTGTTGTAGTCCGCCCAGAAACCTGGCGGCGTCAGTACCGACTTGGCGACGATATTTCCCGTGCTGTCCTTGGTGGTCTCGGTGCCGGACACGCCCTCGGCCGGCGCGGTGGTGCTGTCCGGCGTTGAAGTATCTTCCGGCTTGGCCGTGGCATCCGCGGCCGCCTTCTTGACGTTGATGTTCGACTGGTAGCCGGTCATATCCAGCGGCGCCTTCTTGGCAAGCGTCTGCTGTGCCTCTTCCAAGGTTGCATTGCCCGACTTGTCGAGCGGCTCCTGGTAGTACTGCTGTCCGCCGCCACCCTTGCCGCCCATGACTACTCCTACTTGCTTATGCTGAGACTGCCTTGTGTGTTCGACGCTTTCTGCTTGCCTTGCGCATCCCAATTGGACGGCGGCGCCAGCAACGTCGACGCCAACTTGTCGCCGGTTGTGGTCTGCAATTTGCTGCCGCTGCTGATCGGACTGCCGGCCGAGATCGCCGGCCCGAGTGGCGCGTTCGGGTCGACTGCCGGCGCGGCCGGTGCCGCCGGTGCGGCGGCTGCAGGCGCGACGATCGGCGGCGCCACCGGCGCTGGTGCCGGCTCTGGTGCGGGCGCCGCTACCGGCGGGGACGCTTCCGGCGCGGGCGGCGCGATCCAGTTCGGATCGGTCTCCTTGTTCCAGAAGCCGCCGTAGCCGTCGTATTCAGGCGGCAGGGCCGGGTTGCGGATCCACGAACCGTAGCCGTCATAGATCGTGTCCGGCTGTTCCGTCCACGATCCGTAACCGTCATAGACCCGGTATGGCATGGCCCACCTATTTGGTTGTGCTGATGCTGCCAGGCGTGGTCGCCGGCTTCTGCGATGGATTTGCCCAAATCGACGGCGGCGGCAGCAGCGACCCAGCCAGGAGAGCGCCGGTGGATTGCGGCGGGCCGCCGCCGGGCTGCAGCTTGCTAATGATCGGTCCGCCGGCCGGGATCGCTGGCCCGAGCGGCTCGACCGGCGCCGCGGCCGCGGGAGCGGCCGGTGCCACTGGCGGCGCCACCGGCGCCGGTGGCGCCATCTGCGCCGGCGCCATCGGCAGATTCAACGGCGGTGGCGCCGCCGGTGTCGGTTCCGGTTCCGCCGCCCAGCCCGGCTCGGAGCCCCAGTGGTAGCCGCCGCCGATGTCGTTCCATGGCATGGTTACACCTGTCCGGTTGTGTGCATGCTGCCGGAGCCGTTGAGGCTCTGGGCTTTCAATCGGTCAGTCCACATCGACGGCGCCGTGACCGTCTGAGCGAGCTTCTCGCCGGTGTCCTGTGTGGTGGTGATGCTGCCGCCATCGCCGCCGGTAGCCTGCGCGTCCGGCGCAGCTGATGCGGCCGGCCCTGCCGCGGCCGCAGGCTCGGGTATGGACTGCGGCACGCCGGCTTCGAACGGCGCCTGGTGCTCGTCGATCAGTCCGCTCGGCGGATCCCAACCCCAGCCGGCCGATCGCGCTACCGGCCCCCAGGTGATGGCCGAGCCGCCGGGCGGCGCGCCGCCTTTGCCCTTGCCACCCATTACAGCACCACCGTGAAAATCATGCCGACTGGCTCGCCACCGAAGTGCCGGCCGATCATGTTCATTAACGAGTTCTGCTCCGGCATGCCGGAGCAGATCGGAAAGTTGATCACCTTGCAGCCGTCGCGGCGGGCGAGCGTGATGACCATGTCGACCAGGCGACGGCCGAGGTCGGTGCGCTGGTACTTCGGGATGGTGTAGGTCTCGTCCATTACTCCCATCGGTTCGGAGAACACCTCGAACACGTGGTAGCTGCAGACGCCAACCAGCTTGTTGTTGTCCAGCGTATCCAGCGCGATGACATACATGGCGAACTGGGTGCCGACCGCGTTCTCTAGGTAGCGTTCGGTTTTCTCCTGGTGATACTTCAGGTGCTTGGCCCAGCCTGACAGATGGAAGAACTCGCCGAGGAAGACGGCCAGCTGCTTGGCATCACTAGCCTCGGCCATGCGGACGTTAATGTGCGGTGTGCGCACAGAACGCTTGGGCTTGGGCAGGTCGACCACAGGAATATTCATCAGACAACCACCTGTACGAAACGAAGTCTTCGCCTTCGGTGCCATAGCCGGACAGCACGCCTTCGGCCTTGGCGCCGATCAAACTCATAAATCTGCGGACATCGTCGCGTCGTAGCAGTGCCACCGCTTCGACCCGGTGGATACCCAGCTCGACCAATAGTGGCAGCACGAACCCCCGTATCTGCCGCACCATTGGTAACACGGCACGGCCCCAGTCGTCAGTGCCGAAGGCGAAGCCGGCGGCCACGCCCTGGCGTTTTGGCACTATCCCCCACACCGAGATCGGCCCGCAGTCCAAGCTCCAAGCGCAAAACACAAACAGTTTATGCCGCATGATCTGCGCGGCGAGCCTGGTCTGGTCGGTGCCGGCCGCCACCATTTCTTCGGTGTCGGCCCAGCGCAACCGGCGCAGCACGTCTTGGATCATGCCCTGGTCGGCGTTGTCGATCCCGATCATCCGGTCTCGGCTCCTGCGTAATGCACCACCATGTTGGACAGGGTCTGCGGTCCCAGCTCCTGCGACCGCAGCCGCAGCGACATGTGGGTGGCGTGGCCGAAGAGTTGGATCTTGCCCTGCGGGAACGACGGGCCGTCGAATACGCCGATGACGTCCTCGACCGTAGGGTCGGCGACATTGAATGCGGCCGACACCTGCCACGGCACGCCGGAGCAGGTGGCGTCGAGCGCGGTGAAGCCTTTGAATGTGGCCACGCCCTCGCCGGCGTGGAACGGGAAGATCAGCTCGACCGGACAGTCGTCGTAGATGGGTCCGACATCGGAGGTGCCGCCGTAGGCATAGACCATGTTGTTGTCGTCGCGCACCACTACTCGGTTCTGGTGCAGGCAGGCGGCGGTGATGACAAAGCCGGCATCGTATTCACTCCAGGCCGTAATCTTCGGCCCAGGGAACGCCGATAGCACGTAGATCTTCGACGTCATCGGCGCGGCTTCGTTGTCCTTCGACCCGGCCATGATGATCCAGAACCTGCCGGTTACCGGCTGCAGCAACGCGATCGTGCCGCTCATCCAGTCCTGGCCCATGCTGCGGAACAGATCCTGCAGCAGCGGATCCAATGGCGAGCCGATGTCGGACACGGCTGCTGCCAGCGAGCTGTTGCGGGCGCGGAGTGATCTGACGCCGGACTGCGACAGGTACATCACATCGCCGGAGCCGTATTGCATCACTGAGCGCCACGCCGTTGTGCCGGCCTGGCGCAGGGTCTGCACGTATTGGTTCTTGGTGAAGTCAGGATCCATGATCCACAGCTGCACCGCGGTCGAGGAGAAGATCGCCAGCTTGTCGTAGTAGACCTCGAGCGCCACCGAATCGGTCATATCGGAATCGCCCATCGACAGGTCGATGAAGTTGGTCGGGTTCGGCGGCGCCATGCCGGACCAGTCGCCGGCGTTACCGATCGCCGAGAAGTACAAGATGCTGTGTTCGACCGTGTACATCTTATTCTTGTAGGTGCGGCAGTAGAAGCCACGCGCCAGCGGAAGGTCCAGGCCGTCGTAGTAGCGGCCGACGTTGCCGGCGGCATCCTTCCACAGAATGACGAACACTTTGTTGTCGAACAGGTCGTAGTCGATGATCTCGTACAGCGTGGTGGTCTGCTGGCCGAGCACGCCGACCGACCAGACGCCGGATGGCGGCTCGACCTTGTAGGGGCCGTTCGGGCCGAAGGCGTAGAGCTTCTGGTTGACTTCGACGAGGCCACGGCTGGCGGGATCGCAGTTCCAGAATGGCACGAACGCCATCCGCTTCTCGATCTCGCCGCCCGGCGTGACGTGGGCGTTGCGCATGCTGCGCAGCGTCCCTGCCGGCGCGGTCAGCTCACTGCGCCGCAGATCCAGACCGGCAGCGAAGTCGGTGATGGTGAAGTAGGGCAACTACTCCCTCCATCAGTTCGGAATGTAGTCGATATAGGGAACGCTGCGCCTGGTCTTGTCGGGGTCGAAGCCGCCGCGGTAGATGCCGCCCATGTTGTAGTTCTGCCGCTTGTCGGCGCCCTGGTCGGCTAAGAGCCGACGCAGATAATTCTGCGCCTTGGTCAGCTTCATGGGGGCCGCTTCGGATTTCTGGGTGGCCAGCATCTCGGCCGCGGCGAACAGCACGATCGCCTTGGAATCGATGATGCAGCTGTCGGTCGGCGCGACCAGCGGCGACAGCGGCGCCATGCCTTCGAACCGCAGCATATAACTCTGCTTCGGGTTGGCGACGTTGTCTTCCGGCGTCGGCAGCAACTGGAACTGGCCGACCGGGTTGGTGACTGGCGTGGCGCCGGCGATGTTGACCGTGACCCGGTTGCTCCAGCGCACCGGCTTACCGAAGCGGGTCGGGCCGAGCTGCATCATGAACGCCTTGATGCCGTAGGTCAGCGGCGTCCAGGAGGTCGACGAGGTGATCTTGGCAGCGTCGACCGGATCATCCTTGGTGACCTGGGCAATGTAGATGCTGACGATCTGGTCGAACCCCATCTCCGGCGGGTAGGTGTAGATCGCCTGACCGCCAGTGACTGGCACGTCGACCCAGAGCTTGAGGTGCTGCCAATTGTAGGCGTCCCACAGCTCGCGCTGCTGCCGGGCCAGCAGGATGTCGATCGTGTCCTGCGCCTGCACCCCCTGGGCAGGGTTGAGCGACGTGCCAGTCTCGGCACGCAGCTCGCGGCGCAGCTCCAGCAGCGTCACCCCCAATGGCACTAGACGGCGTCCTTATGCTCCGGTGGCGGTGGTGTCCGCCGGCCGCGGGCCGGCCGGAAGATCGGCTCGAGTTGGGCTTCCGCCTTGGCGACTTCGTCCTCTCCGTCGTCATCCTCGTCGTCGCCGTTGCCGTTGGTGATGGCCGGCGCTGCAACCTTGGTGGAGATCGCGCCGCCTTCGTAGCGCGGCAGGTTCACCTCCTCGGTCATCATGTAGTCCATGCGGAATGCCCGCCCCGGGAAGCACCGCTCGACAACTTCACGGCCGTAGATCGACATCAGTCGGTTCTTCTCTTCGGTCGGCCACACTTCGCCGATGCCGATCGGCATGATGTCCATGACGTTCTCGTCGCCGTGCAACGTCTGCAACACCTGGATCTCCGGCCAGGTCACCGCGTTGTGTGCGCCGTAAATCACAGTGTGACAGTTCTGGCCGGCAAGGTTGATCTTGCAGGCGCAGTATTGGATCTGCTTCGCCATCTCATCTCCCTATGGAATTAGAACCGGAGTGCTAAGAGTGTCCGCTCCCCGCACTCCGGCCCCGCGCTGCGATCAGACAATATCCATGACGACAGCGCCATTGAGGCGACGCGCACAGAGTTGCCCGGTCGAAGTGATGCTGCGGTAGATCACGTACTTATCAGGTGCGCGATCCGGTGAGTGCTGGTGACGCCACTCGTCTTGCATGGCGACCAGGTAGATGTCGCGGCTGTCATACCAATAGCAACGCTTGCTCTTGCCGAGCTGGTCCAGCGTCGGGTCGTATTCGAAGTCGGTGCCGGCATAAGAAATTTGCCCGACACTGACGTCCTTGGCGCCGGAGAAGCCCTGCATGCTGTAGTTACCGTTGGCGCGCAGCTCAGCTTCCAGAGCAGCAAGCCAGTCGGATCCGCAGAAGCCCGTGTTCGGCTTGGCGCCATACCGTGTGAGTTGCCGGTATTCCTTCTGCAGCAGGGTGATCAGCGCGCCGCCGTTGGCAGCACTGGACGTAATTGGCCCGCCGCCCCAGGCCGACAGCGCCGGCGTGCCAGTGACCGCCGTACCCATGGCCGAGGTATAGGCGCGGTTTCTCCACCACGGCTTCTGCGCCCGGTTGATGCCGGCAACAATGCCGGTGCTCGGATCGTCGGTGATCAACGCCGCCATGCCGGCCAGGGCTTTGGCGTCGGTGGCGCCGTTGGTCCACAGCAGGTTGTTCATGCAGCGGGCATACTGCTCGCTGACATCCTGCAAAGCGTCCTGCAGAAGGCCGACCAGCACGGTGTCGTCACGCCCCGAATGCTCGGAGGTGTCGTCCATGTCGCCGGAATCCTTGACGGTGATGCCGTCGGTCTTCAGCTCACTGTGCGTGAGCATGATCCCGATGTGCATCTCTTTCCACGGAAACACAGCCTGGGTCAGGTTGGCAGGGGTGTAGTAGGTGACCGCGTCGTCGAGCTGGTAGCCCTTGAGCTGGTCGTCGGTACCTGGCGCCGCGGTGTTACCGAAGTCGCCTTTGACCGAGATGATGATATTCCCCTTGCCGCCGGGGAAGGTCTTTTTCTTGGACTCCATTGCCGCCAGCAGCGGCTTCTCCTGGATGGCTTCCTGAAAAGCCGTCCCTTTGTTCATCCAGTAGTCCAACGCCGCCGTGGTTATGTGGGCGAGCAGTGGAGCAGAATATGTAGGCATTTAAGCACCTCTGGAATTAGAGGCGCGGCGCTCCCTCGCGAGCAAATTTGACTGCTTCCAGCAGTGACTTTGGCTCGGGTGCCACACCAGCGGTTCTTCCGGTGCTGCTCGGGACGCGCGATGTGGCCATTCGCTGGGGTTGGGACCAAGCCTTGTACTGCTCGTTGACACGGCGATACGCCTCTTGGGCGAGTTGGATGCCGTTCTCGGGCGACTTAGGTGGACCGTAATCCTGGACGAGTGCCATCATCGTGGACTGAACAGCGGCTTTTTTCGCCGCATAGCGAGGGTCCGTTCGCACGATTCCCAATTCCCAGTTATTGACGGCAATCGCCACCTTCTCTGCCAAGATCTCCCGCCGCAATTGCTCCTGCTGATCCTGCGACATCTTCTGGTGCTGTTGCAGTGCGGCCTGTTGTCGGACCGCATTGTTCTGCGCCATTGCCTTGTCCATGCGCTCGCGTGAGTACATGGCCGCGGCTTGTGTCGTCATATGCCCCTGCTGCACTGACTGCTGCAGATCAGGGGGCAGCGAGATGCCGAGGTACTCCTCGCAGAGTTTCATGTAGGGCTGCACGCCCGTATGAAACTTCACGAAGTCACCGCGGCGCATCGCCGCCATCAGCTCAAGGCCAAACAGGAAATCGTCCTGACCGATATCGTTCTTGCGAAGATAATCGGTGACCTTGCGCGCCATATCAGCGTCCGGCTCGAGCGCCTTCAATCGCTGCACCTCGCCAGATAGTTTCTGGCGTTGCGAGTTCAGCTTCTTGATGCGCCGTTGCGCGGCTTTGGAAAGCCTGGCTAGTTCGTCAGGTG